GTAGATAAGATTGATATTGGCGGTAAGTTAACTCACTTCCTAGATTATACAGCAGGAGTAGATGAACCAGTCTATTCCATCTGTGATGACGGAACCTATGCCTACTGGATTACTAATAGAACTCAGGGTGGCGCTAGTAAAATTCACGTTTACAAAAAAGAACTTGCTGGAGATTCAACTACAGCTGATACTTTAATGTTTTTTGCTAACGGTATTACTGCAACAAATGCTGTTATTGAATATACTAAAGAGCGTCTAGTTTTAGCAGTTAATAACTCAGTATATGAGTTTGCCACATCAGCAACATCGCTACCTACAGCAGTCTATAGCCATCCTAACACAGCCTTTACCTATACCAGCATCACATCAAGTGGTGCTGCTATCTACCTTGCAGGTTTTAACGGCATCCAGTCAACTATTCAGAAGTTCACACTGAATACAAATGGTGCTATGCCTACCCTGACATCTGCTATTACTGCAGCTGAACTGCCAGTCGGTGAGATTGTCTATCGTATCTATTACTACCTTGGCTATATGGCTATCGGTACTAACCTAGGTCTACGTATTGCTGAGGTATCAGTCAACGACGGATCTATTTCATATGGCCCGTTGCTATTTGAATCATCACAACCGGTCTATGACGTAGCAGGATACGACAAGTACCTATGGTGTACTACCAATGTTGATGGCAACCCTGGTGTTACACGTGTAGACCTTGGCCAGCCTGTCGGTCTTAACAATATCTTTGCCTATGCGTGGGATTTATATGACCCAACACGGACTGGCTTTGCCACAACTTCGTGTGCCTTTATGGGTAACACTAACCGTTTGTCTTTCTGTACAGCTAACAACGGTACAACTAATGGCTCTATCTATATCGAGTCAGCAGATGTTCTAGTACCAGAAGGTATCCTTCGTACTGGTTATATCCGTTACAACACACTTGAGAATAAAATCTTTAAGTTTATGACACCACGTTTTAATACAACTAATGGTGGTCTATCTATTAGTTCTATTGACCAGAACAATAACGTCTACAACCTTGGTGTGTTCTCACAAGGTACAGACTTAACTCAGGTTGGTATTACTTATCCTAATGGAGCACAGCAGTTCCTTGCATTCCAGTTTAACTTTACTCGTTCAACTCTGAGCAGTTCATCTGGACCTATCTTTACTGGCTATCAGATTAACACCCTGCCTTCTATTCCACGTCAGCGACTTATCCAGTACCCAATTTCTATGTATGACCACGAGATGGATAAGTTTAGTAACCAGACCGGATACGAGGGATATACCTATGATCGTCTTCAGACGATGCAGAATATAGAAGATATCGGAGACCTTATTAAGGTTGAAGATTTCCGTACTAACGAAACCTATCTCGGACTCATTGAAGAGATGGACTTTATTAACAAGACACCTACCGACAAGCGCTATGCAGGATATGGCGGAACGCTTTTAATAACTATCAGAACGGCATAACACGTGACAACGACTTTCATCAACAATGGCAGCCTTTTGTTCTCAGGTATCTGGGCAATGTGTGAAACTGTAGTTATCTTCACAGCAGCATATAAGTTCTTTTCTAAGATGAACAAACGGTTAGACCGCATTGAATACCAGCTTTATGAGAATGGTGGCGGTTCTATGAAGGACCAGATTAACTTGATTCATCAAGATATTCTTGAACTTAAAATTAACCAGGCTGTCATCAAGACAAAGATAGAGGGATGATGGAGAAAAGTCAGAACGGGTGGGATGCATCCAAAGACCAGGCTGAGATTGGCATTAAGGTATTTCCTATTAAGGGTACTGATATCAAGATCAGATGTAATGAATTTGCTGGAGTAATTCTCGCAGCCTTTGCTGCTGAGTTCCACGCACAGATTGAACCTATTGATGCTGGCGCATTAGATGATTGGGCATACTGTTATCGCCCAGTACGTGGTCAACTCATAGGTCTATCTAATCACTCATCAGGTACAGCGTTAGACCTGAACTCTGCCAAGCATCCGCTTGGTAAGGAACATACATTTACTGGCCCTCAAGAGGTTAAGTTAAGAGAGCTGGTAAAGAAGTACGGCTTGAGGTGGGGCGGTTCTTACAAGAATCGTAAAGATGAGATGCACTTTGAAATCATCGAGACACCAGACCAAATCAAAAAGAGAATCAAGAAGTTAGGACTAGGCAAATGAAACTTTCAGATAAACAGATTAAAGCGCTTAAGGATTACGGACTAGCAGTACTTGCTGCTGCTGTAACTCTAGGTGTAGGACTTGCAACAGATCTTGCACCACAGTATGCGGTACTTGTTGGAGCACTTGCTGCTCCTGCACTTAAGTGGGCCAACGTACATTCAAAAGATTACGGACCTGGTTCAAAGTAAGTATTGACTGCGAGGCTACAGCCCTCCACCCTTCGGGGTGGGGGGCTTTTCGTCGTTTCTGGAGAAAGAACAAAACCCACCATATCTTCTCTACCTGAACCCAATCAGGTAAAGCTGTCAAGGTGGGTAGTGTCCAGCACTCACAGAGAGTGATTCTCAGGTCGACCCTGTGTGAACCAGAATAATAATCAGATGTTGTTAGGGTTGTCAACTGGGCAAGGTGCAATAGTTAACGCACCGCAGCTGAAGCAGGTAGCATCTAAGGCATACCAGACCAGTTCATAATCCTTGAAGCTGGCCATAATGTTAAAGACCTGTGACCCACAGGAACATACGTGGATGGGACCAAAGTCCCTTAGATCGGCCCCGTAAGGCTCAGGAAGGGTACTGTATAGGGTACGCCTGCCCCGCATTCTTGGCAGGGTGAGTAGACGGAACCGGCTCACTGGGCCTCCATTCTGTCGGCCCGTGAGGGCCATACTGTTATTCGCCTACGGCTCATATTATAGACATACTCAACCTAGTAAAGGAACCGAGACACGCCGTGCTATGATTCGGCTATGCCTAGAATCTACTCAATCAAAGTCTTTGGACAGAAGTATAAGATTGATTACAACCATCAGGATGAAGAGAGCTACGCTGTTACTACTTCTGCTGAGAACCGTATATCCATTAGGCATAGACTGCCTGAAGATAAACTTATACGTGTACTGATGCACGAGGTAACACACGCAATCATTCACGAGTCAACCCTTGCTAACCGCAAACGCTTTGATGTAGAGGAAGTCTGTGATCTAGTAGGTTTCCACATAGTAGATGCACTCAACGACAACCCACATTTACTTGATTGGCTATTCGGTCATCACTTCAAACAGCAAGAAAAGGGAGAATAATATGCTTGCATTTATACTTGGTTTGGTATTAGGATTCGCTGGAGCATATGCTTTCGATACGCTACTTGTCTGGAGGGACAATCGAAAATGGCGATAGAAGATCCAAAAGAGTTACTGTTACACGTACTACACACTAAAGATGCTAGTCGTTCACGCAGTGTGCAGACCCAGGTAGGTCCATCAGAGATTGGTGGTTGCCGTCGTAAGGTCTGGTACCGATTGAATGCACAACCTGAGACTAATGAGAACCAGTCAAAGCTGGCAGCCATTATGGGTACTGCAATTCACGCAGCTATTGAAGAGGCTATTGGTTACATAGACCCTGAAGGCAAAGAGTATTTGGTTGAGACCGAAGTTGCATTTGGTGATATGAAAGCACACGTTGACTTGTTTGTACCAGAGACCGGCGCAGTCATTGATTGGAAGACCAGTAAGGTCAAGAACCTTTCCTACTTCCCATCAACGCAACAGCGTTGGCAGGTACAGGTCTACGGATATCTACTCAGTGTTAATGGCTACAAGGTAAACACAGTTAACCTAGTTGCTATTGCACGTGATGGTAGCGAGAAGGATGTCAAGGTACATACAGAACCTTACGATGAACTCATTGCACTTGAAGCTTTGAAGTGGCTTGATGCGGTTAAAGCATCTAAGGTATTACCAGAACCTGAGAAGGATCAATCATTCTGCAAGGACTACTGCCAGTACTACGATGCTACTGAGACAATGGGTTGCGGTGGATTAAAAAAAGAACGTATCGTCCTTAGTGAAACAGTTATTGAGGACGATGAAGTAGACAAGAATGCTTTGCACTATCTACAATTAGATGCAAAGATTAAGGAGCTGGAGAAGGAACGGGATTCTTTCAAGGCTTCTCTCGAAGGGACTACCGGTACTACCAAGTCCGGTATCGAAATCAGTTGGACAACTGTTAAAGGTCGTGAGACAGTAGACAGTAAGGAAGTTGAGAAACTTCTAGGGTTCATACCAAAGGTTGTTGGTAGCGAATCAGTAAGACTAAACATCAAAACTATCGGAGGAAAATAAATGGCTGCACCAGATTCAACTAAGTTCCAGATTAACTACAAGTTATCTGACGGAACTCTTATCAATCTTTACGCAACAGATGTACGTGAACTAGAGACTGGCCTTGCTGATCTCGGTATGGTTGCATCTCTTATCAAGTCAACAGGTGCAGACCTGGGTGGCTCACCAATTGCAACAGCAACAGCTGCAATCACAGCAGCGTTCCCAACAGCGACACCAGTACATCCTTTAGATGACCGCGCTAATCCACGTCCAGCAGCATCAGATGGTGGTAAGCAGTGTCGTCACGGAGCAATGTCATTCAAGTCAGGTGTATCCCAGAAGGGTCCTTGGCAGGGCTGGATGTGTGCGGCACCAAAGGGTGCGCCAGATAAGTGCGACACTATCTGGGTTCGCTAGTTGTATGCGCGGTCCTTGGGATTATGAAGACCCAAGCTGCGCTTCAGTAGGCGGTAACTTCTGGTTTCCTGAGAAGACTTATGAAGACGGTACAGGTACTGTCTTTAATTTCCAATCAGAAGAAGTTAAGATAGCCAAGAGTGTTTGTAACAGTTGCATTCATAAGATCGAATGCCAGCAGTGGGGGCTAAAGCACGAGTATCACGGCATATGGGGTGGCTTAAGCGACTCAGAACGCAGGCCCATACGTCAGAAACTTAATATAGTAGTAAAGGAGGTCGGCGTTGTTAACTTTACAACGAGCGTGGGGAACAGTCCTTACGAAAGCGACACCGCTTCCTGATGTTTGGAAAGGGCTAGCAGCCAAACAGATTCAGTTCCGGAGAGGACAAGTCTGTATGGTTGCTGCCGCACCCAATGCTGGTAAGTCTATGTTCGCTTTGATCTATGCGATTAAGGCTAACGTACCTACCCTGTTCTTCTCAGCTGATACTGATACGACTACTGTGATGATGCGTGCAGCAGCACATTTATCCGGTCACAATCAGGTAACAGTTGAGCAGAACTTATCTACTGATAGCCACTATTACGACAAGCACTTTGACAGACTGAAGCACATCAAGTGGGTCTTTGATTCATCACCATCACTAGATGATATTGAACTAGAGATTAAAGCCTACGTAGAACTATACGGAGAGGCACCACAGTTAATAGTTGTTGACAACTTAATGAACGTAGCAGCCGAGACAGATAATGAATGGGCTGGACTGCGTGCAATTATGATGGAGCTTCACGATATGGCACGTAAGACTGAGGCTTGTGTCTTAGTATTACACCACGTATCAGAGCAGACAGAGTATGGATCTACTACTAAGCCAGCGCATAGACGTGCTATCCAAGGTAAGGTCAGTCAGTTACCAGCACTTATCTTAACGCTGGGCTATGACGCTATCAATGGCGAGTTAAACATAGCCGCAGTTAAGAACCGCTTTGGTCCACACACAGCCGATGGCAGTGATTATGTAGGGCTAAATGTAAACTACGGAGCGTGTCAGATATCAGACCGAGAT